CAGACTCGTAGTTACGATAACCAGCAAGGACAACGTGTCTACGTGACAGAGGTCGTGGCTGAGAATTTCCAAATGTTGGAAAGTCGTAATCAACAAAGTTCGAATGATGCATTCGGGAATGAGAACCCGATGGATATTCAAGACGATGATTTGCCGTTCTAAGGAGTAACTAAAATGGGAATGAAAGAATATGCTCTCAAATATCAAAAAGCGGGGTTTTCTGTAATTCCCGTAGTGCCTAACGGAAAGCAACCAGCTATTAAATTCGCAGATAAGCCGCCAATGACTGCTCAGGAAATTGAAAATTACTGGACTCAGTATCCGGATAGCAATATTGCTGTTCGGACTGACAAATTTTTCGTAATCGATATTGACTTACATGGTAAGCATAACGGATATGAGAGCTTGGCCAATTGGGAACATCTGAATTTGATAACTCCGACTTTGCAGGCAAGAACTGCAAGTGGTGGAAAACATATCTTTTACTTTAAGCATTCAGACGTGACCATGACCCAGATGATAGGCTTTCTACCTGGAGTCGATATCAAGGCTCATCCAAACAACTATGTTTTAGTTGCTCCATCTAAGACCCAAAAAGGAGAATATGCCTGGGACTTAGAAAAATCTAAAGAGGGGGGCACGATGGTTACTGCTAGTCGAGCTCTTGTTATGGCCATTAAGAAGGAATACAACAAAAAGAACTCTGGTAGCGACCTGGATAATATCTACTATCAAATCAGTAAAGGTGCTGGTAAGCGAAACAGGACAACTGAATTATTTGAAATGGTTGTCCTAGGCTTCGGCGATGAAGGCAGCAGAAATGATACACTTGCAAAATTTGTCGGTGGACTCTTGAGCAGGTCAGTAGAACCGAACTGTATACTGCAACTAGCAGAAACAGCCAATAACAATTCAGTCGAGCCTCTTAGTCACAAAGAATTAAGTAGGACTGTCGAATCAATGATCAAGAAACACATGAGGGGGGGTGGCCATAATAGGTGATGTTACGAATATTTCAATCAAGCAATTTTCGCGCAGAAAGAAAAAAATCTTAAACGAAGAAGGTGAACAGATTGAGATTGAGTCTATTGTGGCTGACAGTCCCAGAAATGTTCTTCTTGCAATGAAGAGCGATAACAAGCTCAACGACTTTCTCAGACACAATGAATTTACTGGAGAACACGAAATTGTAGAGGATGTCAAACTGGATGCTATTCAGTTAAGAAAGGGGCAGTTACCGTCTGCCTTTGAATCCTATTTGAGTGTATACTTGGAAAATCACTTCAAGACAGTTTTCAAGTCTGGAGCATTAAGGGATGGTATTGAAGCGTTCTTTGCAGAAAAGACCTACAATCCGGTTAAGGAATATATGGAAAATGCTTATGAGTCATGGGATCATAAAGAACGACTTGCCCAGGTATTTCAAACTTGGTTGGGTGCAGAGGATAGCATCTTCGTTCAAAAAATAGCTGTTATGTTCTTTGTTGGTGCAGTTTCTAAGGTTTTTAATCCCTGGGTTAAATTTGACTACACGCTCGATTTGGTCGGTGGTCAAGGTGCTGGTAAGACCACCTTCTTGCAAAAGATAGCTGCTGACTGGTACACGGATTCAGCTAAAGATTTTATGGATAAAGATAACTATGAGATTATGCTAAAATCCCTGATTGTCAACGATGATGAGATGGTCGCATCCAGAAAGACTACTTTTGATGAGTTAAAAGCGTTCGTGACTAAAACAGAACTTTCTTTCCGTAGATCCTACGGTCGCAGGGCTGAAAAATTCCCTAAAAACTTTGTGATCGCAAGGACCAGCAATAAAATTGAGTACCTGGGAGATAAGACTGGTGAACGGCGCTTTCTGCCCATACTGGTGGATGCAGGTCAGCAGTTTGTAAAACCTTTTGATATGACAGAGAATGATGTACTTCAACTTTGGGGCGAAGCAGTGGCTATCTACAAAAAAGGATTTATACTTACCTTTGATGATGAGTTCGAAAATGAGCTTGCGGTCTATAAGGAGCGCTTCACTTATAAAGATGAGGCAGAATCACAGGTATACGACTATCTTGAAATGCTGGTTCCAGAAGAGTGGGAAGACTTCTCAGTCACTCAACAGCATCAATACACCTGGTTCTATTTCAATGACGGCAGCTATCGCAATGAGTCCGGCCTGATATATGAAGGTGTGAAGCTTCAAGCGAGTGTGTCTGCCAAACAGATATTAAAGAATGTTTTTGACATTGATAGCGCGAGAGGTGAAAAGATTGCTAGGAAAATCAAGTTGATTATGGATAACAATCAGGATTGGGAATACAAAATAAAGAAGGTTAAAGGGAAGACAATACGTGCATATTTTAGAAAAAATATACAAACAGAAGTGATGTAACCTTAGTGAAAATGATGTAACCTTTTAGGCAAAAAACGGTCAAAAATCGTGTTTCGGTTACATCAGGTTACATCATTGATGTAACCGCAGGAAAAGTCAGTTATATCAAGGGTTTTAGTGCTGTTTTTGATAAATTTTTTTAAAAAGTGATGTAACCCTCCTAAACCCTTGATACTACTGATGTTTCGGGGTGTCTATTAGTAAGGTTACATCATTTATATAAAATATTTAATAAGTAAAAATAGCAAGTGCTATAAACGTTGATATAACAGCATTCTTGTTTTTTATAAAATATGTTTTTTGAAAAGTGATGTAACCTGTAACCATGTAAAAAGTATTCACGAAATAAACATATTTTTCAATAAGTATAGGAGAAGAAATGTCATACACAGTAACACTATATTTTGACAACATGGTAGATGAAACCCACTTTTTCAAAAAAGAGGGTGATGCTGCCAAATGCAAGGCTCAGCTCGAGAGCAAGTATCGAGGTGATCGAATGTATAAAGTAAAGATGGAGGAGATGGAGTAATGAGTTATGATTTGGAAATCTTAGCGAAAATAGAGAGTGGAGATTATATTTGTATTGATGAACCTAGATATAGTTCTCCGACCTACAATCTCGGGAAGATGTTTAGAATTGCTATGGATTGGGATTTTGACCAAGGCACAATTTACAATGTTGCTGATATTTTTGAAAATATTCAACGTGGCATAACTGAATTGGAAAGTCAACCTGAAAAATATGTACAATATGAACCTGCAAATAAATGGGGAACAGTTAGCGACGCATTGGAGGTTTTAAAGTCCTTGAAAGAGTGTATTTTAGAACTAGATATTGACACGAAATATTTATATGTGAGGTGGTAAATTGAAACGACCAGAACGATACAAGTCTGGATACTTCATTCCTGAACTGATTGAAGATGAAGATATTATCTTCAATAAAGACAGTGAATATCACAAGCAGAAGAAAAAAGAAAAGAAGAATCCTATATTCAAAAGAAATAAGTCCAAAAATGGCTGGGCGCTTTAAGGAGGTGGAGTGATGGAATTTTTACTAACAAGCACAAGCGGGTGGGTTGAAAATCAAATTCCTAATGCCGTGATTAAAAAATACACAAAAATACAAGTTAGAGGCTGTTCGACATTTGAAGAATTTGATGAGCGATTTTCTAGGATAGAAGGCAGTTGGCTTTCTGAAGGAGTTAATCATAAAATGTCTAAAGGTCGAATACAAAGAGAATTCCCGAACGGTGCAGAGGGGCATTTTATCGAAATCAATTCGATAGAGGAGTTGCTAGAATTTCAGAAAAAAGTTGGAAACGAGCTAATAATTACTTCTGCTATTGATAACGAATCAATTCCAGCTATTGAAATTTACAATAATTACAGGGAGTGAACATGAAACGATTTGTCGCAATCTGGATTTTGCTATCTGCTGGATTGAACATCTGGCAGATGGACAGGATTCGAGATTTGGAAGAGAAGAAGCCTATTGTTGTCTATAAGGCTGACAACACAGGCGCTGAGATATTTGGGCGTGTCCTTGAAAAAGGACGGCATGGCAAGTTGTATACAGTGACTATCAGAGATTATGGAATTTTCGTAGTCACTAGAGAGCAGTACGATAAGATTAGAGTAGGGGATGAGGTGTTGCTATGACAACAAACATGGAATTATTAGCGCATCATGTTGAGCATTGGGCGAAAGATAGAGGGTTAGACAATCCCGACAATAGCACGGCTCAAGCATTGAAGTTGTTTGAAGAAGCAGGCGAACTGGCGCAGGCACATCTCAAGAAGCGAGATGATGAGGGCAAGGATGCCGTAGGTGACATTTTGGTAGTGTTGACTATCTACTGTCAGCAGAAAGGCTGGTCTATCGCTGAGTGCTTCCAGATGGCTTGGAATGAGATTAAAGACCGCAAGGGTAAGATGGTAGACGGTTCGTTCGTTAAAGAGGAGGATTTGCCGAATGAAACTAAAATTTAGAGCGTGGGATAGCACAAAAAAAGAAATGTTTAAAGATACTTTCGCAATAACAGAAAGTGGGCAAGTTGTAATAGTTGAACAGGAGTCCGTCGCAAGCTCTCCAGATTATGTTTTTGTTGAACATCTAGTCATCATGCAATCAACCGGACTCAAAGATAAGAACGGTAAGGAAATCTTTGAGGGGGATATCATAACGGATGGACACGCGTTAGGAGTTCTCCGAAACCATCAGACATTAGGTTTTTATATGGTCGATGAAAAAGGAAAAGAGAACTTTTTGAGTGACACAGTAGATACTGAAGGATTTGAAGAAGCAAAAGAGTTTATGGAAAACAGTATCAGAATCATCGGAAACGTATATGAGAACCCGGAGCTTTTGGAGGCTATCAAATGAACCCAGAAATAATTGACAACGTAAACAAACCAAACCACTACCAAGGCGCAAACGGCCTGGAGGCTATCGAGGTTGTGCATAACTTCGTTGGGAATCTTTCTGGAGCGTCTGCTTTCTTTTGGGGCAATGCAATCAAGTATATGCTTCGTTTTCAAAAGAAAAACGGCCTTGAAGACTTGAAAAAAGCCAGAAAGAACCTTGACTGGCTTATTGAGGAAATGGATGATGAAGGATAGTAAATTTTTTTCAGAACAGATTAGATTATGGAGAATTGGTAAAGGTCTATCTTTAACAAAAGCTTCAAAGAGATTTGGTATTAGTCCAAGGACATTTTCAAATTGGGAACGAGGTATGATACCAAGTGATCGTCAGAAAGAACGTCTGTCAAAAGAGTTAGGATTGGACAGAGATATTTTATTCAAGGAGTGTGAGATTGGAAATCTTAATGCACTTTTGAAAGAAAAACGTTTAGAACAAGGACTTACTCGTACAGAATTAGCAAAGCATTTGGGGTATTATGAAACAACCATAAGAAACTGGGAGAAAGGTTTGGAAATTTCTGAATGTGAAGCTGAAGATATCTGCACGTTCTTTGGAATTGAAGTATAAAAAAAGCCAAGACATTCTCTGTCTCAGCTATAATCTCAATAATATTATTATATCACAAAGGAGATAGAGAGTGAACAAGGCTAAAGAGTTATTGAAAGAATTACAAGACCTTGACATGGACATCCAAAGCCGTATAGATGAAATCAATGAGCTTGAGGCAGGTTTGCTCTCAAGCCCCAAGTGGACTGACGTCAAAGTTCAAGGCGGACAAGCTAGAAAAGTTGATGATGTCTATACTCAGCTTGTTGTGATGAAAAAGGCTATAGAACAGGATACTAAAGAGGTTATCAACAGAAAGCTTGAGCTTGGCAGGATAATCAACAGGCTTAAAAATCCAAAACATAGAACTATTTTGAGAAAGACCTACATCAATAAGATGTACGTTGATGACATCTGTGACAGCATGGGGGGTATGAGTTCCCCTACTTACTATCGTTTGAAGAAACAGGCGGTAAATGAGCTTGATGTCATTCTTAAGGAATTGATAGTAAATGATAGTAATGGTACAGGCATGAAGCCTAAAATCTGTTAGAATGGTAGTATCAAGAATTGAAAAGAGAGGTCTCAGAATTGGTAGATGGTTACCTGTAATGTCAGGGGGCTGTAATGGCCTTGGAGGTTCAAGTCCTCCCCTCTCCTTTGAGTGTTTGTGTCCCAGAATGGGGTAGGCAGTAGGCTTAGCATTCATATATCACTCATTAACTTAAAAATGGTTGCAGTAGCGACTGGACCTTGCATGATTGCGTAGCTAATTATATTCCGGATAAGTTATAAGCTAGAGGGTTTGATCCCCTCAGAGGTTTTAAATGACTACAAAAAATAAAAAAAGGAAAACTTTCAAATTGATTACTAATTAACACGCAAGGTAGTAGTCGTCTTGCATTTTTAGGGCTTAGCCTAGATAATCTGTGGTAACTCAGGAAAAGGATGTTTTTAAATCTATCAAACATCCTGCCAGCAATGGTCAATCTAAGCAATTTAATCTTAACTATTTCAGTTTTGGAATAGGTAGGCGAAGTTAAAGCAGAAAGATTCCAACGGCAAGGTGCTGAGGAAATGCAAACGTGGCAGTTTGGCTGTGAAACGAGTCTATAAGAGGAAAGAGGTATTTGGTTCGAGGTGCAACAAGAGCTTAATACCATATCTTACAAAAATTGGGCGCCTCCCAAAAGTATGTAAGGTGAGTTGATTGTCCGCAAAACAATCGATAACAAGCAGGCGCTGTGCATTTTGTTCTTCAAAAGAGAATGAAACACATGGCGATGCGTGTCTGTGATAGATGAAAGATGATTTTTATATTTTAAAAGCTATTCAAGATAGAAAAAAACTCAAAAAAAGCAAAAGTCATCGCCCGTCACAAACGAAAGTGTACTTCGGCAATTAGATTGCCTACTTAAGTCTCGCAAGGATGAGAGTAAAGTCAAAGAGTAAAGCAGCTTAGACTTTTAGCGGGGTCTTCGTTAATTGAAAAATGGCTTAGTAGTTTGCGATGTAAGAAGTGATTGGTCTAACCAATCGTGCATGAGTGATACAAGTAGGAATATTTGTGGACAAGATAATAAACTATAAGTTATCGAAAGTCACTCGCTTAAAGCAGTAGTCTCATGCTGATTAATGGATATATGGTAGACGGATTAAATCCTGTTTAGGGAATTGAGACGTCACAGGTTCGAGTCCTGTCGTTCCAATTGCGATTTTAATTCGCAGAGAGAGGTCTTACAAAGGGTCACACAAGCGTGTGGCTTTTTGTGTTGTGAAAGGAGGTAGCAATGAATGAACGTGAAGAAATGGCTGTCAAAGAATTAAAAAATCATGCTATGGATTTGATGTCAGACTGGCCTGCCTCTAGGAATAGACAAAAATCCTTTGTGCTGGCTTACATGGCTAATGGTTTCCAAAACGCTACGCAAGCAGCAAAAGAAGCTGGTTTTAGTGAGAAAAGCGCCCACACAACTGCACATAAAATGCTCTCTGGGTATGAAAAGTTCCTACATATTCCACCAGTCGTTGAAAAACTAAAAAATGCCTTCGACGAGCGCAGGACGGAGCTCTCTTTGCTCAATTCTATGGACATTCAGCAGTTTTGGGCAAAAATTATCAGGCGTGAAATTAAAGATATCAAACTTGTTGGTGATGGAGAAGGTTATCAGTCGGTTAAGGAAGTTCCTCCTGATTTATCTGTGATGTTGTCAGCATCGGATAAATACGCAAAAACGTTAGGAATGTATCAAAACAACATCGATATCACTCAACGAACTATAGAAATCAAGGTAGGTGATTGGGATGCTGACGAAGACTAGACCCAAAATCAATATTGTCATTCAATATCCTAGCAGAGTTTTTAATAAGCATATCTATGACAAGCTCAATGACTATTCTACTTTTACTGAAGTTCACTACGGTGGGGCTTCATCAGGCAAAAGTCACGGTGTAATTCAGAAGGTAGTATACAAGGCTTGCCAAGATTGGAAGTATCCACGCAAGGTTCTATTCTTGCGTAAAGTTGGATCTACTGTGTATGACTCCATTTTCGAAGATGTGAAGCAATGTTTGGATAAATGGCAGTTACTCGACAAGTGCAAGGTCAACAATTCAGCATACCGAATAGAGTTGCCAAACGGTGCTCAGTTCATTTTCAAAGGACTGGACAACCCAGAGAAGATAAAATCAATCAAGGGAGTATCTGATGTGGTCATGGAAGAGGCTTCTGAGTTCACGCTAGACGATTACACGCAGCTTACGCTTCGTCTCAGGGATAAGAAGCACAAACAGAAGCAAATCTTCTTGATGTTTAACCCAGTTTCAAAAGTCAACTGGACCTACAACGCTTTTTTTGTTAAAAAACCAAAAAATACGGTTGTTTATCACACATCCTACAAAGATAATCGTTTTTTAGACCAGGTCACAATTGAGAATATCGAGGAACTGGCCAACAGGAACGAAGCGTACTATAAGATCTACGCTCTAGGCGAGTTCGCAACTCTGGACAAGCTAGTCTTTCCAAAGTATGAAAAAAGGTTGTTAAATAAAGACGAGCTGGCGCATCTGCCGGCTTATTTTGGTCTTGACTATGGCTTTATTAACGACCCGTCAGCTTTGCTTCATGTAAAGATAGACGATGCTAACAAGCGCTTATATGTTGTTGAGGAGTTTGTAAGAAAAGGATTGACGAATGACAAGATTGCGGAAAGTATCAAGACCCTTGGGTATGCCAAAGAACAAATCAGAGCAGATAGTGCTGAAAAGAAATCGAATCAAGAATTGCGAAATCTTGGAATCCCTCGGGTTGTTGATGTGCAGAAAGGTCCTGGATCAGTCATGCAGGGCATACAATACTTACTTCAGTATGATTGGGTAGTCGATGAGCGATGTGTGAAGCTAATTGAAGAACTTGAAAATTACACTTGGAAGAAAGACAAGAAGACAAACGAGTATATCAACGAGCCAGTAGATAGCTACAATCACTGCATCGATGCGATTAGGTACGCTTTGCAAGATAGGATATATAAAACAAAAATCAAACTTTTCAAAGGAGGTTTTTAAAAATTGGCAAAAGTTTTTGTTAATAAACGCAAGGTCATTACGACAACAAGCGATGAAGTGGCTGAAGAAGTCGTTACTGAAGCGATTAGGCTACACATAAGCAAACTAGTCAAGAACTATGTTGAGAGCGAGGATATGTATCTCTCACAACATGAAGTCTTGAAGATGCCTAAAAAAGATAGTTGGAAGCCGGACAATCGTCTAGTTTTTAATTACGCAAAATATATTGTTGATACGTTCACAGGTTATCAAATCGGTGTTCCAGTTAAAATTAAGCACGAAGACGAAAACGTGAACAAGTTTGTCGCCGATTTCCGTAAGATTAACGACATGGAAGATTCAGAGTTTGAACTTACTAAGATGTCTAGTGTGTTTGGTCATGCGTTCATCTACGTATACCAAGACGAGTACAAGCAGACTAGAGCGACTTATAACAGTCCAATCAACATGTTCATCGTACATGATAATAGCATTGAAGAGCGCCCGTTATTCGCAGTAAGATACACGTTTAATGAGAATAGCCAAACAGGTGTCGGACAAGTTATCACGAATGACGAAGTGATTGAGGCTACGTTTTCAACTGGTGGGTCAGTAAAATTTGGTGAGCGTACTCAGCATATCTATAATTCTATCCCAGTTGTTGAATTGATTGAGAATGAAGAACGTCAGAGTATTTTTGAAAGCGTAAAGACCTTAATTAATGCTTTAAATAAGGCTGCAAGTGAGAAAGCGAATGATGTAGATTATTTCGCAGATGCTTACTTGAAAGTGTTGGGTGTCGAACTACAAGATGAAGATGCTAGTCAAATCAGAGAGAACAGGATTTTTAATCTTTGGAAGAATGGCGACGGACCTTTGCCTGAAGTCAATTTCCTTGAGAAACCAAGTTCAGACACGACACAAGAAAACCTTATTAGCTTGCTGAAAGAGTCTATCTTTGCTATTTCAATGGTTGCGAACATGTCCGAATCTGAGTTTGGAAATTCATCCGGTACTGCTCTTGCTTTTAAATTGCAAGCGATGGATAACCTTGCTCGGATGAAAGACAGGAAGCTACAATCTGCATTCAATCGCTTGTATCGAATTGTGTTCAGCGTACCTTTGACAACCGTATCCGAGGATGCGTGTGCTGGTTTGACTTATACGTTTACCAGGAATGTACCAAGAAACATTCTTGAAGAAGCGCAGATTGTCGGACAGTTATCTGGTCAGGTATCTGAAGAAACTAAGCTTTCTGTCCTATCTATTATTGATGATCCGAAAAAGGAAATCGAGAGAATGGAACAGGAAGAGGAAGCTATGGGCGACCTTGAAAGTCGCTTAGAAAAGCAGAAAATCTACTCAGATGCTGAAATGGATGAAAGTCAGAAAGTTATAGCAGATGTTGACAAATAAGTACTGGGAAGATAGGTATCGTGCTGAAGAAAAGGCTAGGGAACTAGCAGATAAGAGAGTAGCTTATCAACTGAACGGTGTCTATCAACAACACGCTAACAATATTCAGAAAGAAATTGATAGTTTTTGGCAAAGATATGCTGATAAAGAGGGTATAACGAAACTAGAAGCTAAACAGAGAGCAGATAGGCTCGATATGGTCAATGTCGAGTTTAAGGCTAAGCAGTTAGTTGAACGTGCTAATCGTTTGAGACAACGCGGTCAGAAAGTAACAAGCAAGGATTTCACAAAAGCAGAAAACGACTTGATGAGATTGTATAACTTGAAGATGAAAACAAGTCGTCTTGAAGTGTTGCAAGCGAATATCAAAATACATCAGTATGATTTAGCTTTGAGTGAGCTTGAAATCATTGATAAGCACTTAACTGAATCAATCAGACGTGAAAATCTGTTTAGTGCTGGTGTTTTGAATATGACACTAGGTGGTTTTGAAGCTTCAAAAGTGTCAGCAGATACGATTATATACGCTAATTTCAATAATGCGACGTGGTCTTCTAGGGTTTGGGAAAGACAAAGCGAGTTGCGAGATATCGTTAAGAAAAGTGTTGCTGATACTGTATTGAGAGGTAAAGGCACAAACGTTCTGATTAACAACCTTAGAAAAGAGTTTGATGTCTCGTATGGCTATGCTAGACGGTTAGCAGTAACCGAATCAGCAAGGGTGTACTCAGAGGCGCAGAAAGCCAACTATGAAGCTAATGGTGTTGAATTGTTTGAAGTCATGACTGAATTAAAAGCGTGTCAGATTTGCCAACCGTTCAATGGAAAGATATTTAAAGTATCTGATTTAGTTCCAGCGTTGAACGCTCCACCATTTCATCCTAACTGTCGGTGTACGACTGTTCCACATTTTGAACACAAGAAATCAAATAATAAAGAACAACAAGAGATTGACAAAGTATTTGAAGCTAAAGATCCAAAAGAGATAGACAACTTCTTCAGAAAGCAAAAGTCTTATCAGAAGTGGTATAATGAGCTTGACGAAAAACAAAAAGATGCTATCTTCAATTACACTATGTCTCCACATGAGCAAATAAATTCCGTGATGAGGCAAGGTTATGAAGGATACAGAAAAAATGGTTTAATGGGAATTGAAGCATCTGAAATTCCTTATGTTGAAAGATATTTGCAAGAAAACCTAGAGCTTTCCAAAAAGTTAGAAACCGTATTTGGAAGCTATAAGACCGAGGAAAGTTTTATAACTTATCGTGGAACTAGGGCAGATCAATCATACTTTAATAACCTAATTGTCGGTCAGACTACTGAAATAGACAAGGCTTTTATGAGTACCAGTTTAGCAAAAGAAGAAGCATTAAACTTCTCTAATGATGGAATCGGAGAAAGGTATCTATTGGATATTACAGTAAGAAAAGGTTCTAAATCTGGAGTATACATATCTGAGCTTTCGGATATGCCAGAAGAAAAAGAATTTCTTATCAAACCATCTGCTAAATTTAAAGTTATATCTGTAGATAAAAATTCATCAGGATTAAATTTGATAAGTTTGGAGTTGGAAGATGATTAAAAAAAGATTTTTAGAACCATTTCAAGATATTCCGAGTGTTAGAGCTGATATTTTAGTTTTTACAAATGGGTTATCTCTAAAGTCTATTGTTTCGTTTTTGAAGTCAGCCAGTGATGATGAATTACATAGAATGGGTAAGGCAGTTTTTTACCTCTATCCTGCCAATATTCGAGAACAGTTAGCTAACAAGAGAAAAGATTCGGTAGATTATAGTTTCATTGACGACTACACTCGCACATATAATATTGATTCTACTACTACATCTAAAGATAAATCTCGAGGTAGTGCATTACTTGCATTTTTGCGAGAAAATCCTGATATGGATGCAACAGAGTTTTGTAAAAAAAATGAATGAAGCACTTAGATTCGTCTAGGTGTTTTTGTTATGCAGTTAAGAACCTAACCGTATGGAATCCCGTATGGTTTTTATATTGTCCAAGCATTGAAGACTAAAAAAGCTATGGAAATTACAGTCGGGGACGACTTTAAAAATAGGAGGTTCGCAATGAACGAAGAAACACAAACAGTCGAAACGGTTGAAGAACAAAAGGTACCTGCAGAACCTGCACCACAACCGCAAGACGAGAAGAAGTACACGGACGCAGATGTCGATGCTATCATCGATAAGAAATTTGCTAAGTGGAAATCAGAGCAGGAAGCCAAGGAGAACGAAGCGAAAAAACTACGTCAGATGAACGAAGCCCAGAAAGCAGAGTATGAGCAGGAAAAGCAAAGAGCATACATCGCTGAGCTGGAAGCAAAAATCAACCGTAGCGGACTTGAGCGAGAAGCCTCTAAAATGCTTTCTGAGGGGGGTATTGTTGTAGATGATAAAATCATAGGACTTGTCGTACAAGACACTGCAGAGAGCACGCAGGAGGCTGTAGAAGGCTTTGTAGCATTAGTGAATGCACTTGCTGATAAAAAGGTCAGCGAGAAACTAAAAGGTAAGACGCCGAAGAAGATGGAAGACACTTCAGCTGGTGAAATTACCAAAGAACAATTTAACAGAATGGGTTACCAGAGTAGAAATGAACTGATTCAAAATAACCCAGAACTTTATCATAAATTGAAAGGATAATAGATAATGACACAAACTAAACTTGCACAGATGATTAATCCTGAAGTGATGGCTGATATGGTATCGGCTAAACTTGACAAAATGATTAAATTCACACCACTTGCTTATGTTGAGCGCATGCTTGTTGGGCAACCAGGTACTACTATCACAGTACCTAAATGGGAATACTCTGGAGATGCCAAAGACATTGAAGAAGGCGTAGCAATCGAGCCTGATCAATTGACTACTAAAAAGTCTACAATGACAATCAAAAAAGCCGGGAAAGGTATCGAACTTACAGACGAAGCAGTTCTTTCTGGTTACGGCGATCCAATTGGTCAAGCTACACATCAAATCGCATTGGCTATTGCTAACAAAGTAGATAATGATTTGGTGGAGGAAGCTAAGAAAGCGACTCAATATGTTGACGATGCCCCTACAACTAGTGATGCACTTGATAAAGCGTTAGCGGTATTCGCAGACGAAGAAGATGCTCGCTATGTCGCTCTTATCAATCCAGAAGATGCGATTGCTTTGCGCAAAGACACTACTAAAGAGTGGGTCCGTGGTTCTGAAATTGGTGCTAACATCGTTGTTTCTGGCACTTTCGGAGAAGTTCATGGCGTTCAAATTGTTCGTACTAAGAAAGTTGAAAAAGGAAAGGGATTCCTTGTAAAAGTTTCAGCGACTGAAACAGATACAGACGATGTTGCTAAATACGGAGCATTCGTTATCAACCTTAAACGTGATGTAGCTATTGAAACAGACCGTGACATCCTTAAAAAGACAACGGTTATCACTGGTGATGAACATTACGGTGTATACTTGTACGACCCTTCAAAAGTCGTTAAATTCGGAGGTGCTTGATGGGAATGATGTTACGACGACATCATCCTAAAAAGCCTGCTGAAACTGAAGTTATCGATTACAGCGACTTAACGGTTAAAGACTTAAAAGATATTGCCCGAGAGCGCAATATCGAAGGTTATTCAACGTTAAACAAAGAGGACCTTATCGCAGTACTGGAGGGATAACATGGCAAATATCGCTCAAGCAAAGATATTGTTAGGTATTGAGGATAATCTTCAAGATAAGTTGCTCACAACCATAGCAATGTTGACAACTTCAAATTTTTTAGCTTATGCAGGCGTGGATGATGTCCCAGAAGGCCTTGAGTATATCATTACCGAGGTCATTATTAAACGGTTTAATAGGATAGGTGCTGAAGGGATGAGTAATCATTCCTTGGAAGGCACATCTATGAGATTTAACTCTGATGATTTCAAAGAATACGATAGTGTGATAAAACGAGTTTGTTCCAATACATTTAATGCGGGGTTTAAGATGCTATGAGATATAACGATAGAGTGGAAATTATCACTAAGCAACCAGAAGTTTATGATCCTGAAACTGGCGAATATAATTCTAGCAATGACGAAGGGTTGATTGTGCCAGCTTATGTTATGGATTTGAGTTTGAACAAACAAACCGCTATTTTTGGCGAATATAAGCGTGGTTCAAAAGTGGTTTATTTCCAAAACGCTCCAAAAATCGCATTCACTTATCTCAATTATCGAAAAGAACGCTATAAATGCAAAGCAGATAAGCAGTCAGGTAAGGTTTTTTACTTAGAGAAGGACAATTCTATTGGCTGACATACGTTTTGAATTAAAAGGCCTTGATAAACTTCAAGCCAAACTTCAAAGAGTGGCTAAGATGGAAGAGGTAGAGCGTATCATTGAAAAAAATGGTACTGAAATGCAGAAAAAAGCAGTTACCAACGCTTCCAAGTTTAGAGGTCACTATGAGGGCAGAGGTCAAAAAAGGCGATTTGTCAAACCAACAGGAGCAACTAAACGCTCTATCTCTGTTAACAGTAGCAAGATAGATAGGTTTAAGTATCGAGTAGCGCCTGGGACTGATTACGCTGCTTACGTTGAATTAGGGACTCGCAAAATGAGCGCACAGCCGTTTATCAAGCCAGCTTTTGATGATCAGAAAAAACTCTTTAAGAGAGATTTGGAAAGGTTGGTTAAATGAAATCAAGAGAGCAATCAGTTTTTGACAGCGTATTTAAACGTTGTCTTTTTTTGGGTTATAAAACATACGATTACAAACCAGATGATAACGTGCCTTATCCGTTCGTTGAGTTGGAAGATACTACTTCCATACTCGTTCCAAATAAAACGGACGTGAAAGGTACTGTAGAGTTGGTCTTGTCGGTGTGGAGTACCCGTAAAAAACGTAAACAAGTATCAGATATGTGTTCGAGTATCTTAGCTGAAGCGATGAAGATTAGTGAGGCAGATGGCTATCATCTAGCTTTAAACATCTCGCAGTCTACAATATCGCTTTTTGATGATAACACGACAGTCGAACCGCTGAAACGTGGTCGTGTTCGTTTAGTATTTACAATTTTATAAAAGAAAGAGGATAAAAAATGCCAATTGCAAAAAAAGGGATTGACAGTATTCTATTGTTCCGCTTGTTGAGCGAAGCAAGTAAAGCAGACGGTGCTAAATTAGCATTCCAGACTGAACACTCATCTGAGAAGAGCCGTGACGCTAACTCGGTTAAGACAAAAGACGGTGTTCTTCAATCTGTCGGTGGTATTGAGGTTTCAATCACTGCTACAACAATTATGGCTAAAGATGATGAGTTGGTTGAAAAACTTGAAAAAGCAATGGACAAGGGTGAACTTGTCGAAGTTTGGGAAATCGAGAAGAACGCCAAGAAACAAGGTGACAAATACGAGTCAGTGTACTATCAAGGTTACTTGACATCGTTCAAGAAAACTAAGAATGCTGAAGATTTGATTGAGTTGGAACTAGAAATTGCAGTTAATGGAACTGGTGTTAAGGGATATGCTACTCTTAACACTAGTCAAGCTGAAGTGGTTCAGTATGAGTTTGCTGATACTACTAAAACAACATCTGGCTCACCAAGTTCCGTAACTTCAGTTTCTGGAGTGCCTGGTATCGGTGGGTAGAAATTAAGAGAGGTTCATGCCTCTCTTTTTTATTGTATTTTTAGAAAAAAGGAGAAACAACAATGCAATTAGTAATCAAAGATAAAACTTACAACGTTAAATTCGGTGTTAAATTCGTACGTTCACTAGATAAGGCTTATCCAATTGAACAACAAGGTTTGAAATTCGGCATGGCTCTATCTGCTAAAATTCCTGAATTGTACGCTAAAAATATTGCTTCATTAGCCGATGTTATCTATCACGGAACAGTTACAGAAAGTCCACGACCATCTTTGGTTGATGTTGAAACATTCGTAGAAGATCATGAAGATTTAGAGCAATTGTTTGATGATGTGCTTCAAGAATTGAGTGAGTCAAATGCGGGTAAGTCTTTGATGTCGGAGATGAAGCAAGGCCTCAAGAAATAATTGAGAAATCATCTCTTGAAACGTTTGAGGAAATCATTATAAATTGTGTTCGATTTTTGAATATCACAGACATGAACGAGATTGGTCGCATGACAATGTATGAATACGACTTGTTAATGACTGGGGTGTTATTGAGAAAGCAAGATGAAGATGAACTCTTACATCGTTCTGCTTGGCTATCTAGACAGGTAGAAGCTACTAAATCGGACGGTAAAACTCCTTTGTATAGAAAATACAGTGATTTTTACAAGAAGAAAGATACTGAGAAACATAAGTATCAACTCTCAGAGAAAGAGAAACAACTCTTGTTGAGAGCAAATATGTAATGAAAGGAGGTATATAATGGCAGAAACTTATTCAGTCGAAGCTATATTAACTGCAGTCGACAAAGGAATGAGTTCGACTTTGAACGGATTACAGAAAGCTATCAACGGGCTTCAAAAGACATCATCCGCATTTGATACGATCTCAAATAAGAGTAGCTCCATGTTTAAATCCATGCTGGGCGCTAACTTGGTCAGTTCGGCAATAGGTTCAGCAGTTGGTAGCATTAAAGGCTCTCTGGGTGAAATGGTCGGTGAGTTGAATAGTTCTAAGAAAGCGTGGGACACGTTCGATGGAAACCTTAGTAAGTTAGGTTGGGGCAAAGATCAAATCAACGAAGCTAAGGAAGCCATGCAGGACTATGCGACTAAAACCATCTACTCAGCTTCAGATATGGCTAGCACATTCTCACAGATGGCTGCAATCGGTCGTCAAGATAGTGGTGAACTAGTTGAGGCTATGGGTGGGCTTGCTGCATCTGCTGAAAATCCGAAGCAAGCGATGAAATCACTGTCTCAACAAATGGTTCAGGCTTTGGCTAAACCGAAGTTGACCTGGCAAGATTTCCGGATCATGATGGAGCAATCGCCCGCAGGTATGAGTGCTGTTGCCAAAGAAATGGGTTTATCACTCAATGAATTAATTACTAAAATTCAAGCAGGGCAAGTTAAAACGGATGATTTCGCTGAAGCATTTAAACGTGCAGGGATGTCGATGCAGGACATGGCTACAAGCTATAAGACGATTGACCAAGCGTTAGACGGTTTGAAAGAGACGTTAGCAAATAAACTCAAGCCAGCTTTTGATTCCTTATCTAAAGCAGGTATCAAGGCTCTTGAAGCGATCATGAATCAGCTTGATAAGATTGATTTTAATAAGTTAGCTACAAGTCTTGAAGAGGTTCTAAATAAGATTGACTTCAATGCAATAGCTGAGAAGATAGCTTCATTCGTGAGTACATCTGTGGCTAAAATCAAGGAATTTTGGCAAGGTTTCTCAAATACAAGCACAATTGCTGACTTCAAGAAGGCATTGAGCGAAGTTTGGGAAGCTATTAAGAAAGTAGCATCAGCCCTTTCTGGTGGCGATATGGCTTCTTTTGGTGAAAAGATTGGTAAAGGATTGAGTATAGCATCTCAAGCTATCCAGTCGTTTGCTAAAGTAGTTCAAAGTCTAAGCCCTGATCAGATAAGAGCGATAGCCTCTGCATTTCTTGCATTTAAGACTGCACAAAGAACTACTAAATTAGCAACGGATGCCTTGGTTGGTCTAAGTAGTGCAGTAAGTACCACTAAGAATATTTTTGGTGGAATGCAAAGCGCTACAAGAGTAGGAACTGCCTTATTTGGAATTGCTAGAGGTTCTAAGGCTGCTAGTTCAGCCTTGTATTTCATGTCTGAGACTTCAACGTTGGCTAAAGTAGCAGTAGGCGGTCTGAATATTTTCAGTAAAATAGGCGGATGGATTGGTCCAGCAGTTACTGCGATAATTAGTTTTCTAGGTCCTGTTGGTTTAGTGATTGCTGCAATTGTGGCAATTGGTGCAGCGTTCGTCGTTCTTTGGAATAAAAGCGAGGGCTTCAGGAACTTCTTCATCGGATTGTGGAACGGTATTGTTAATGTTGCTTCAAACGCTTGGCAAGGCATCCAGAATGCATGGAATGGCGTTGTTGAATGGTTCTCTAATATTTGGAACAGCGTCAAAGAAACGGCTTCAAATGTTTGGAATAGTTTCATAGAGAAGGCTCAGCCGGTTATCGATGCTATTAAGAATGCGTGGAATAGCATTACTGAGTTCTTTTCTGGACTTTGGGAAGGTATTAAACAGATAGCTTCAGATGTCTGGAATAGCTTCTTAGAAGGCGCTCGTCCTATTGTCGAAGGCTTGATGAACGTCTGGAATGCTTTAAAAGATTTCTTTTCAGCATTGTGGGACGGGATTGTTTCAGTGGCTACAACTGTTTGGAATGGTATTGTTGAAGTAGTGACGCCAATCATTGAAGCTATTAAGACCGCTTGGAACAGTCTAGTTGATTTCTTCACTAATCTTTGGAATAGCATTACAGAAGGTTCTACTGCTGCATGGAATGGCTTTGTAGAGTTTCTGACGCCGATTGTCGAAACAATCAAAGGTTTGTGGTATGGTTTCTCTGAGTTCATGTCTACTATTTGGACTGGTATAGTAGATGTTGCGACGACAGCGTGGAATATGCTTCAGCCAGTTGTTGAAGCAGTTTGGACAGCTATTCAGCAATTCATCACAAGCGCTATCCAAGTTATCCAAAACGTGATTACGACAGGAATGCAGATTGTTCAGGAGGTCTGGAATGCAGTTTGGACTGTATTCACTACAATTGTTCAGACTGTTTGGACAGTCATTTCAACAATCATTTCAACGGTATTGAATGTAATAGCAGGTATTATCAATACAGTTACATCTATTATCAAAGGCGACTGGAGCGGTGCTTGGGAGAATATTAAAGACGTTGCGCAGACAGTTTGGAATGGTATTCAGACGGTTATCTCTACGGTGATCAATGCGATTAGCAATATCATTAGTACGGTTTTAGGAACAATTAAAAACACTGTAACCACGATCTGGAATGGAATTAAAGACTTCATTTCAAATGCTATCAACAATATCAAAAGCACTGTTATCAATGTAGCTAATTCATTAAAAGATGGATTCCTAAATGTGTTGGAATCCTTAAAAAGCGGTGTTACCAATGCAATTGATGCAGTTAAAGGTTTCTTTGACAGACTATGGAATATTGATTTGAGCGGAGCTGGTCGTGCTATCATGGAAGGTTTCTTGGGTGGTTTGAAATCTATGTGGGGTGCGGTTACTGACTTCGTTGGTGGTATCGCAAGCTGGATTGCATCGCACAAAGGACCTATTTCTTATGACCGTAGATTGCTGATACCAGCCGGTCAAGCTATCATGGGTGGTTTTAATACTGCTTTGATGGGTGGCTTTGAAGATGTCAAAAGCAATGTATCTGGAATGGCAGACGGTATTCGTTCGATGTTTGATGATGCAGGTTCACGAGTTTCAGCAATGTCTAATGCGTTGCAGGGTGATTTCTCTAATAACGTATCTGGTACATTATCAGCAACGTATGAAGTCAACCAAACAAAAGAACCAGCTATTATTAACCTCGCTCTTGGTTCAAATGATTTCAGAGCCTTTGTTTCCGATATTTCAAATATCCAAAGTAAAGAAGAAAGGATAAGATTGAAGGCTCAAAGCCTTTAATGGTGTTTTAAATGTATACTTTTAACGACACGATAAGAGGAACGCCAACATTTAACTCGGGCTTAGAAGTTCGATTTGGTGATATAAGCCTCAATCAAGAGATGAACAACGAGGACGGAACGTTCTTTGTGGCGAATACCACAGGGCGTGATGTCCTTGATTTTCATCATGAAACTGCAACTATTAAAGGTCGAGACGGTCAATATCTGTATGGTGCGACTTATAAAGAGCGTGAGATAGAAATACAGGTCAAACTAACAGGCTTCACTGATTCAGGCATGCGGAAACAGTACGAGCGCTTAAATCGCTTGTTGTTCTCTCGTCAAGCTAAAAAACTAGTATTCGGTGATGATCCTGAAAGATATTACAAGGCTATCTTTTCAAAAGTTAAGAAACCAGAACTGGAAGATGCGAATGACACAGTTATCAAATTGCATTTTATTTGCCATGACCCGTTCAAGTATACCGAGCCTAAAACTGCAACAACTAACAAGATAACCTACAATGGAGATTTTCCAACAGAGCCTATTTTGAGACTGACAACACAAGCAGGTTCTGAAATTCGGATTCTACATCTTGAAACTCAGAGATATATTCGACTAAAGGCTACTTACATTCAAGGTTCAAATTTACTTGTTAATTGTGAGACGAGAGAAATCAAGTTGAATGACAGAAATGAGTTGATGAACTTTGATATGGTTAATAGTCGATATTTTAAACTTCAAAAAGGTGTGAATACATTTCAAGTTGTAGGCGCTCTGTTGAATAGCATTGAGTATAAAGAGGTGTTCGCATGATCTATTTATTTAATCAAACAGAAGAATTGATTGATGTCATCGATGAAGCGAGCCTTGCAGATTTCACTCATACGATTGAATTAAATCAGTTTGATAGAGCGAGCTTTGAAATTCCTGTAGATTACAAGCCTAACATTATCAAAGAGGCCCAGTTTTTCGGATTTCAATCACGAGACAGGGCTTTTTGTTTGTTCAGGATTTCGGAAAAATCTTACGACATCGGTTTGACTATCCAGGGGATAGACAGAGCGGAAAGCGACTTACATTCGTTTATCATCGAGGATAAGCGACCAGGTGGAACTGCCAGTGATGTTTTAAGAGAGATTTTGAAGGGCACTGGCTACCATCTAGGAAATGTTGATGGTTTGACAATCAATGGCAATATGTCTTTCTACTATATTTCTGTCAGACAGGCACTTGTTAAATTGATTGAATCGTACGCTTGCGAGTTCAAAATTAGATATACCTTTGTCGAAAACAAGATAATCGGACGATACATTGACCTAAATCAGCGCTTGGGACGCAAAACAGGACATCAATTTGAGTATGGTTCTAACATCCTGAACATAACCTATGAAGAATCATCTGACGAGGTTGTGACGGCTTTAATCGGCCGTGGTAAGGGCGAACAAAGCACGGATGAATCCGGAGAGGCTACAGGCGGTTATGGGCGTAGAATCCAATTCAAAGATGTAGTTTGGTCTGTATCAAAGGGTGACCCTGTCGACAAGCCTGCAGGGCAGAATTATGTAGCTAATGAGACTGCTAGAAATATCTACGGTTTACATCAAAATGGCGAAATTAAACACCGTTTTGGTGTTTATACCAACGAGGATATAGAAGACCCAGTTGAGTTGCTAAAAGCGACTTACAAGGAATTGCAACGTTTATCTATTCCTATCGTCACATTCAAAGCCAATCTTTTGGATTTGGCCAATGCGATTGAGCAAGATGTTTGGATTGGTGATAGCGTTGGGATTGTAAGAGACCAGATTGGGATTGCTTTTGAAGCTAGAATCCATAAGCTAATCATCGACAAGCTAGATGATAACCGCTCAGTCGTTGAATTGGGCGATTACCAGACATTACAAGCTAAAGATCGTTCAACTCGTCAACAAGCTATCAAAGACGCAGTAAGTGGATTTAGTGACGGCTTAATTGAAGAAGCTATTGCAAACGAGGTAGACCGTCAAAATAAGGAATTTGACGAGAAAATTCGTGTTAATAAGCTAGAGTTTGATAATGAACTGCAACGTGCGAAGGAAAGAGCTGAAGAAGTCAAACGTCAAATCGCTGATGAAATCGACAAGAAGTTTCAGTCGTTCGATAATGCTTCAATCCAAGAAGCCAAGCGCAAGGCTGAGGAAGCCTTGAGGAACGCTGGCGCAAGTAGCTTGCTTGCTCAGGAAGCTAAACGGATTGGGCTGGATTCTGTTGCTAGACTTGAAGCGTTTAAGTCACAGACTACGACCACTCAGACGGCTCTGTCGGGTGATTTGGACGCTCTAAAACGAACTATCGCAAACGATATTCGACCGAAGCAGGCGCAGGCTGAAGCTGAGATTGCCAAGCAAGTTGAAGCACTTAACAAGACCAAGAATGAGTTGGCTGGTGTGAAGTCAGCGCAAGCGACGTATGAAGAGAATACGACTCGCAGACTGTCAGAACTGACCAACTTGGCTAATGGTAAGGCCAGCAAGTCAGAGCTTGTGCAGACAGCCGATGAACTAGCTAGTAAAATAGCGAGTGTTAAAGTTGGTGGTAGAAACTACTATCGAGACTCTGAGAAAGTTCGAACAAGTACTCGTTTCTTCTCGTTTCCTTTGCATCCATATCTTTCACAAGAAAATGTCGGGGAGACTTGGACTCTATCGTTTGACATAAAAATTAATGAAGGTGGCGAAATTCGCCCGCTACTTTTTTATCACTATCAAAATAACCGCTTCGGTCTGAAAGCTAGTGCAAACATCACTCCAAGCAAAGAATGGCAACGGTTCACGTTCACAGGTCCAGTTATCTTCCCAAACGATGACCCTCGTTATTCTAGGGGAGAAATGGCCTTATACGATTACGGTGGAAACAATAGCTATTCCGTGCGTAGGATTAAATTCGAAAAAGGTACTCTAGCTACTGACTGGAGTCCAGCTATCGAAGATATAGAAGGACAGCTTTCAACAGTTGAATCCAACTTCAGACAGCGTGCTGATGCACTAGATGCTGGTGTGAGTCGTCTGACTGAAGGATTGAGAACCAAAGCGGATATCAGCTCACTAAACGTGACTGCTGAAAATATCAGGCAGTCTGTGAAGAGCCTTGAAACAAGCACGCAGAACAAGCTAGATCAGAAATTGAGTCAGGCCGAATTTGAGGTACGTGCTGGTTCGATTCGTCAGGAAATCTTGAATGCAACCAAGGACAAGGCAGATAAAACTCTGGTCGTGGCTGAAGCTGGGAAATTGCGTGAAGAATTTTCAAACTTGCGAGTTGGTGGAACTAACTTGTTGAAAGGCTCAAAAGGACCTTTTCTTCCAGATCGGAAGCCAGCTAATTTTGATAACGCTATTCTGTATGCAGGAAATACGTCTATTTACATGGAACAGGGGCAGGAATATATCGTTTCTGCTAAAACAGACGGGAACTTTACGGCTCTTCACGAGAATAAGGAATCCGACAACGTAGTTCTTTGGATTATGGACAAGGATGTCAGAAATTATCAAATTGTATCGGACCTCAAGACAGGTACCACAGGAACGAAAATCGTTTGGAATAAGCCGACAGGTATCTATCATCTACGCGTTAACACTTATCATAGAGAAGCAACCAAAAGCGTTTGGGACGTAAAGGTTGAGAAAGGTAATGTTGCTACTGACTGGAGTCCTGCGCCTGAGGACACTGACGGCCTTATCACTGAAGCTAAATCTATTTTTGAGCGGACAGCTCAGGGCTTGCGGACTGACTTATCAGCTGTTCAGGAATATGTCAATAAAGACGGTCAGCGACAGGAAGCCCTACAGCGTTACACTCGTGAGGAAAGCGCAAAACAAGCGACGGCTGTACGTGAGCTAGTTGCGAAGGACTATGTAGGCAAAGCGACTTATCAAGAAACTGTAAAAGCTATTGAACACAAGTTCGAAGCTATCACGAACCCACAAAATGGCTCGATTGCCACTCAGATTGCGACCTACAAAACAGCAGTAGATGGCAGATTTGCAGATATCACCTCACTGATTTCTGGTAAAGCCAACCAGACAGACTTCCAACGTGTTAAGGAAACCAGTCAGCTTTACGAGCGGATTTTGGGCAATACTGAAAATGGAATTGCGGATAAGGTTGCTCGTATGGCTATGACCAATCAACTATTCCAGGTTGAAGTTGGCAAGGCTTTTGCGGAACATCAGAATTTATTCTTAAATTCAACACTTACTAAAGGATTTTTAGGAAATAATGGAATCATTAACGTAGCGAATGCTACGCAAAAGGAGGTTACATCCGATTTCATTTCAGTAGATCCAAATGAAAAAATTATTTTCCAGCACTGGGTAACTCTTCCTGAGAATGGAATGGCCTGGAGTGCATGGCAATTTTTTGATAAAAATAAAAATCCTATTGATAACCGTAAATCAGGCTTAAATGCTTACAAAACAACTGTAGGCAAACAACACAATATCAATCAAATCACTGTACCAGCGAATGCTTATTACGTCAGATTCTCAGCTCGTATGTACGATGATGGTTTGATAAAAGTAGAACAGGGCTCAGCTCCATCTGATTACTCAGTAGCATCAAATGATGCTCTTGAAGCTGTGAAAACCGTGCAAAGACAGTTGGATGGCTCGTGGGCAGTTCAGAGCATCAACGGTGTAGGTTCAATCGTTTCGCAAATCAATGCGACTAACAATCAAATTTTGATTGAAGCTGAAAAGATTCGATTAAAGGGTAAGACCTTACTTGATGAATTGACGGCTATTCAGGGTTACTTCAAACGCTTGTTTGTAGGCGATGCCAGTGTCGGAACGCTCAATTCAGACATCATTAAATCTAACTCTATCACGGCAGATAAGTTGGTCATGGATATGGCTATGGCCAGACGATTTGTATCAAGCGATATCTTCACAGATACGCTTGCTGCTAAAGAGGCTTTCATTAACAAACTTAGGTCTGTTGTAGTTACTGCGACATTTCTAGAAGGTTTTCAAGGTAAAATTGGAGGCTTCAGATTTGGTCAATACACAAACAGAAATGGATATTTCATAACAGGAATTAACTCTGTTAGTGTTGGGATGGGTAACGGAACGAACGCAGGTGCGAACAGGAACGCATTTTGGGCAAATTGGGGTGAAAGTTTAGACACCCCTGGTCCCAAAGCCTGGTATGTCAACACTGACGGGAAGATGTATTGTAGGAATGATGTGGATTTTTATTCCAAAGTGGATTTCGCAAGCACATCAAAGGTTAATTTCTACTCTAAAATCAATGCTCCCAAAGGGATATGGATTGCTTCAGACGATGTTAATGGCGAAGGGGATAACCCAGCTGGTGGATATAACGCTGTTGTTTGGTGGAGTCAAATTGTTACCGGAAAATTTAGACAACACGCTGGAATCACAACCGGCTCAGATAGAAAATTGAAAGAGAATATTGAACCTACACCGGTTAAGGCTCTGGATAAAATAAATGCTTTGAATTTAGTGGCCTTTGACTACATTAAGGATAAGACTCATGAAGAAATCGGTTTGATAGCGCAGGAAGTGTTAAATATTATCCCTGGTTCTGTCGAGAAATACGAGGGCGAGGATAATCACTTAACAATCAATTACTCAAAGTTCGTACCTTATTTAATTAAGGCGATTCAAGAGTTAAACGAAAAAATAGAAGAAATGGAGAAAACAGTAGCATGAATGACAACATGGATGCAGTAGTAAATCAGTTAACACTTGATTCACTGACTAAGAAACTAGCAGTAAGTGAGCAGGAATCAGCTAAGAATGAGGCTCTTTATTTGTATGCAGCAAGCGAATTGTACACGATGAAAGAGGTCCTAGAATACGACCCAGCTCTAAAAGAGCTATTTGAAGAAGTGAAAGGAAAAATGACAAATGGCAATTAATAATTATGAACTAGCAAGCAAACCTTATACACGAGGATTCGGAGACAACATTAAGACTGTGGTAGAAATTCGTCTATCTGAAGGCAATCGATACAGTACGAACATGCGTGAACTTTCAGGAGATCGTACAAATGATTCAGAGGATGTCTTGATTCAAGCGGTTCTTGATATTTTAAAAGCTGAACTAGATCCAGGAGCAGCAATCGTCAAAGCACAAGCGCAGCTTGAACAGGCTAATCAGAAGATTGCGCAAAACGAGAGTGAACAGAACAAGCTTGCAGCTCTTATTAAGCAGACTGAAGAAAATTCGAAGGTGAACCAGAAGGTCATCCATGTTCTTGTTTTGAACTCTGTCATGAGCAAGAATATTGGCTATGGAACGACTTACAAAGAGCTGGTTGAGTTGATTCCACTAGCTGAAGTTGGTAAGACCTACTTACCACACGACCTGATCACTATTGAAGACCCTGAACACGTTGAAGTGAATGGCGAAGGCAAGCGCATCCTAGTGCAGCTTAACAAAGAATTCACATACAACGGCGAGCCAGTCAGCGCGTTTGCCACTAATGGCTCTCTGGAGCAAAACGGAACAGGTGTCGCTTGGAAATTTGAAGGAAAAGAATAGGGGGTGTCTATGCCAGGATACGAACGATTTCTCGTACAGATCTTCATCACCCTTATCCCTGTGATTGGTCTTTATTTTTCAATGAAAGATAAGGCTACCAAGCAAGAGAATCGTCTTACGATTTTAGAGAAAGATATCGAAAATCTGAACGAATTCAAGACATCAGCAAATAAACGACTAGATAATCACGATGAACAGAACAAGGCAATCTTGGTTTTGGCTGAGCAGGTTAAATCGCTAGGTGAGGACGTAAGAGAGCTTAAAAATTTAATTCAAAATAAACGATAAAAGGAGAATAAACATGATTAACTGGAAAGTACGATTTAGCTTTAAAAATAAAACATTCTTATTGCGAGTGGCATTCGCACTAGCTTTGCCAATTCTCGCATATTTCAATCTCAAAATGGAAGATTTGGTTAGTTGGGGAGTTATCTTTGACTTGCTTGGTAAATTCTTTGCGAACCCTTATCTTCTTGGTTTGACGATTGTAAATATCCTAAATATCATTCCAGACCCCACAACATCAGGAATCTCTGATAGCAAACGTGCTCTTGACTATAAAGAACCAAGCGAAGACTAGGAGAGAACAATGAAGAAAAACGACTTATTCATCGACGTAGCAAGCCATCAGGGCTACGACATTACAGGGATTTTGGAGCAGATGGGAACAACTAACACCATCATTAAAATTTCAGAAAGCACAAGCTATATCAACCCTTGCTTATCTGCTCAAGTTGAGCAATCCAATCCTATCGGGTTTTATCACTTTGCTTGGTTTGGTGGAGACGTAGACGAGGCAGAAAGAGAGGCACGCTACTTCCTTGATAATGTACCTCAAAAAGTAAAATACTTGTGTCTTGATTACGAAGATCACGCTAGCGGAGATAAACAGGCAAATACAGATGCATGTATTCGCTTTATGGAAATCCTCAAAGAAAATGGCTATGAGCCAATCTATTACAGCTACAAGCCATTCACGCTCAATAATATCTATTATGAGCAGATTCTTGCGAAATTCCCAAACAGCCTTTGGATTGCCGGGTATGGCTTGAATGATGGAAACGCTGATTTTGAATACTTCCCATCTATGGACGGCATTCGCTGGTGGCAATACTCAAGCAATCCGTTTGACAAGAATATAGTGTTACTAGATGACGATGAAGAAGATATTTTGATCAGCAAAAACACTAGTACAGACATTGATACCGTAGCAAACGAGGTCGTGCAAGGCCTTTGGGGTAATGGGCAAGAACGTTTCGACAACTTAACAACCGCTGGTTACGACGCACAAGCCGTTCAAGATAGAGTTAACGCTATTTTAAATGACGAAACACCAATCAATAGCGCTAGTTCAGACCTTGACAGCGTAGCGCAAGAAGTATTACAGGGTTTGTGGGGTAACGGTCAAGAGCGTTTCAACAGACTAACTGATGCAGGTTATGATGCCGAAGAGGTTCAAGACAAAGTAAATAGCCTTTTAGGTGGTGGAAACACCGTAGATCTTAATACCGTAGCCAATGAGGTCATTCAAGGCCTTTGGGGTAACGGTCAAGAACGTTTCGACAACTTAACAACCGCTGGTTACGACGCACAAGCGGTTCAAAATCGAGTTAATGAATTGCTTTCTTAA